TCTTTGACTGTACCACCTGACCACCTTAAAGTTTTTTCTTGTAGATCGTATTTGTATTTTTCATCTTGTAAATAATCTTTTGACAATGAGTCTAGGGTATATCTAAATCTATTTTCATCAATAATAGATGCAGCTATCATAGTGTCAACAATTCTACCTTTTATCATTTTGCCTGTCACAGCTCTTATCCAACACACATCATACATTGCGTTATGAAATACTTTTGTAATTTTATCATTTTGAAAAATCTTTTCGTTTAAAACCTCCCATACTTTTAATTGTTTATCTAATGACAGGTCAGTATCTGCGTGTCTTAATGGAAAATAAGCTATGTCATTTATTGTAGCAACAGCTATGCCACATATAAAACCATCACCTCGTATAGCACCCAACCCTTTTGATTTAAGATTAGGATCATAAGTCTCTATATCAACAGCTACAGTATCAACCCCATTAAGATTTAAGTCTTCTGGTGTGTTACACATTATAATCTCTTTCTATAATCATCTCGATAAAATGTATTGCTTTCAATAAATCTTCCTTACCATTCTTGTCCTGATGACGTATAATATATTTTATAGCATTGCCTTCAGGATATAGCAACTTATTCTCAACTACAAACTTACTCGGCTGAATCTTATACTTTTGGTAGTGACTCCCGCCGTGCTGTTTGTCCCAAACGTTTTTCTTTTTCATTATTCTCCTAACGTATATCTATCTTGTGATGCGATTGTCCAGCAGTCTATTCTACCTCTACTGTAAGCCACATATTTTAAACGCAGCTGAGTAAAATAATCTTCTGGTCTGGTGCAAGTTAAATCAACAATCACATTATCGTAAGTTAAACCTTTTACTGTGTGAATGTTTGCATAGTGAACTCTTGTTTCTCCCTCGGTGTCCACTCCTTGCCTTATTAAATTATTTATGTATTTAATTTTTTCTACATCTGTTTTTGATTTTATTCTGGTGTGATAAAAATCTTTAAAGTAAACACTCTCAGGTTTTAAATAGTATTTATTTATCAATTCAAAAATAGTATAGTCTTTATTTATCCAGTTTTCAAACGTAGCCTCTCCCTTACCTTTTACAATTACCTTAGAGCCCATGTAATACCAAAACTCTTTTATTTGTTTTAAAGACATCGGCACCCCCTGTACAAAGTCTGGCCAAAATTTATGACATCTTATTTCTTTTTTAGAAACGTAAGGGTTAAGACCAACGTGTGCAAATTCTAAACCATGATATAATAAAAAAGATCTGACCCACTTACCTGAAGGTGTGCCCCTGTAAGTAAATAAAAAAGTTTCTTTTGTATTTTTTATTTTGTCTAACAAAATTTCCATTGCTGAACAGTTTGTAGTTAGACTTGGTAAATAATAATGGTTACCGATAATGTTCTCAACAGGTTTCCATACACGACTATAACCATAGTGATCCCATATTGGTTTTATTATTTCTTTACATAATTTATTTATTGTTTGTCCACATCTTAAACCCTGTTCTAATTGTTGAGCATCTTTAGAAAGTTCATGAAAATATTCTGCATCCGCTCCTGCAAACTCAAATATAGTTTGATCTGCGTCTCCCACCATGTAATATTCTTTTACATGTGTAGACATTTTTTCCAAAGCTTTAAGTTGTGGAACGTTACTATCTTGAGCTTCATCTACAATTAAAACATCGATATCAGGAGCAACAGCGTGTTCATTAAACTCGTGTATCATATCATTATAATCACAAACTTGATTTGTTCTTTTGTATTCATCATATACATCTTTCATCTCACTAAGAATTGTATAATTATTGTAAGGGTAATAACCAGAACTAGTAGCTTTTAATGTATACCAATATTCTTTTATTGTTTTACCAGTTCCAAAAGCATCAGTTAAAAATTTAAAAAACTTGTGTTTATCATTTTCAAATTCTGATTGAGAAACTCTTTGACGTTTAAAACCAGAATTTAATCTGCACAGATTAAGATAGTCAGCATAACTTATTAATTCTTTTTTTAACAATTTACTTCTACAAAAAGCATGTATTGTACAAATTTTATGTTTAAAGAATTTTTTCTTTAAACCTTTTTCTTTTATCTCCGGTAGATCTAATATGGCATCCTTTAATTCTTCTGCAGCTACTTTAGTATGAGACAACATAATTATTCTTTCAGGATCATATTGTTGTAAAAGTTCTTGATATTTTTTTGTTAAAAATATGTGTGTCTTACCTGTTCCTGGAGGACCAGATACAAATTTAGGTTTCATTAGTTATCCTTTCTGTTATTTCTTGTGCTTCTCCTTCTATAATTAAATTATCTTTATTTATTTTATAGTTTTCTATTCTATAAGATGTACAAGATTTACCATCGTGTTTACCTCTATATTTTTTAGCTTTTAGTATACGTTTACATTTTAATACAAGATCTACTCTTGCTAGATTGATTCTTTTATCTTGAAGAAATTGATCAAATTTATTTAAATTAAATTCTAAACTATCATTTTTTAAATTAAAATAAGGTAAATCAAAGTTTGCAAGTTCTTTTTTATCCGAGTAAGCTTTGTTTTTTTCTATAAAAGATTCAAACCATCCTATGAATCTTACGTCCTCACTTGATTCTGGATCGTAATCGAGAGCTTTTGTTCTAGCTTCAAACTTTGCTTTCATCATTTCTATAAACTTTGCTTCTTTCATATAAGGTAAATACACAGCTACTTGTGTCATCACTTCATCATAAAATATATTTTTTTTCATAAGACTAGGTCCTTTTACTGTCACTGGTTTTTCTACTTTCTTATCCTCTTCGATAGCGTATATAGTTACAAAATACCTATCGCTTCCATACTCCACAATATCACCTATGTGTTCATTAACTTCTTCTCCATTTTGAGAAACACCAATCCATTTAAATAAATCTGATACATCCTTTTTACTTACGTTTAAAATTTCTGCTAACTTTGGAATTCCATATATTTTATTAGCCGTCCTTCCTGTCGTACCTTTTTGATTTCTTTTATCACACTCACTATCGTTAGCTTCTATTGATATTCTATGAACAAAAAGATCTATCTCATCGTCAGTCCAGTCTGTATTTTTTATTAACACCCCTGCTATTGCAGTGCAGTAAACATCTCTAACTCCAGAAGGTGGGTATATTATTGTAAGAGCTGTCGATAAAGCTATTTTACCTACATCGACCGCTATGTTGCCAGTGTAGTCATGTATGTTGGTATATGTATCCCACTTAACTATTTCTCCATTGTCATTGTACGGAGATTCAGGAACAACGGTATATCTTTCTTTACCACTTCTTAACTCGCAAAGAGTTGCACCATGAGGAAATTTTTCAAAGTTTTTTTCAAAACAAATTGGTAATGTATATTGTATAAATTTACAGGAGCCTGTCCAAAGGTAATGACTGTTAGGATTATTTTTTCTTCCGTAACTTGCTCCGCAGTCTTTTAAATAATGTGGTATGAATCTTCTTACAACAAAGTTGTCTATATCTAAATCTATGTGCTTATCTAATCTTAATGCTATTTGTGCTTTTGAGTGATTGTTTCTCCATTCTTCTTTCGTTAAACTAAAATCTTCTGCCTTCCAACTGACCCTAGATTTTTTTTGATCAGTGGGTATTATCACGTGACCCAGGTCTAGCCAGTCCTCATACGTTATCGGTTTTTTATTTACCTCTTCATTCATAAATTAAAAGTGGGCGTTTCCACTCTCGCTTCGACGCCCACCACCTAGGATCTTATAAATTTAGAGATTGATTTGTTTTCTCTTGAGACTCAGGTTTAGCTTCTATCTCACCTTTACCCACACTTGATGCAAAAGATTTTGCCATGTCATAGATAGCTTTATCTGCGACTGGTCCTACCTTCTCTACATCCCAACCAAACCAAGTTCCTTTGTCGTTAGACATCTGAACGGTTGATAGATTATAAATGTGGCTGTAAGTTGGCGGAGTAAACAAACCATTTTTACCTTGCAGTTTCAAACCCATCATCATTGAGTTCCATTTTCTACTAACTTTTAATTGAGTAGACTTCATAGATATCAATGCTGTTTGTGGATTTTTACCAACAACAAGTACAAAATGATTAGCGGTATTATCAAGATAGTTCCCGTTTGGTAATCTATCTTTATAATCTTTACCTCTAGTTGTTTTACTCACAATATCACTATCTGCCTCGTGTATCGCAACAGGTGCACCACTACTGGTACCTCTGTCCTGCCATTCGATATACTGTCTTTTATAATGACAAGGTATTACACTTACCTTATCAAACAATTCATTGGTGACAGTGTTTATGATTTTGCCTGGTTCCGCGCCCTCGACATATTTACCATCTCTTTTGTTTACCTCCGGAGATAGTTGTCCCAAAATTTTTAAGAATGGTAACGCAAGATCTTCTTGCGAAATATTCTGGGCTCCTTGTTGTGCGTCAGCTTCCATATCAAATGCAGCTAATGCACCATTCTTTTTTTCTGTTACTTGGTTCATGTTTATTTGTTCCTTTTTATTGTTGTTTTATTCTCCGAGAACACCCCGAAGATTTCCGTTGGCATTTCTTTTCCTGCCTCAATACGCTCACGGACTAGCGCTTTCAGAGTCATGGGTTCTACCTTCATCTTTTGTGTCGGTTGGAACCCTTGACCCTTCGCAAGTTCGGCATAATCAGCCGCCTTGTTATCTTCGTTACGACCAAACGATACGGATATCTCGTTTTTGATTATATCGCCTAAGCCATTTTCACGAAGCCAGTTAAACGCCGCCTCTTTGTTTGCTTCCGTTATGGTTGCACGATACGACGTTGAAACTTTTAAATGTGATCCATCATGCAGTTTAAGTTCTGCAAGACCCATCTCTGACATCATCGTAGGTATGATGTCTCCAGATACTTTCTGTATCTCTTGTTTTGTATTCTTTATATTCTCTTCTTGTAATTCTAATCTTTGTTGTAAAGATTCTAACTTTTCAACCTGGTCTGCAAGTGACTGAATGCCTTCAGTCTTTTTCATTGCATCCTGTTGATCTCTTTCAAAATCAATTGTCATCTATTTCTCCTTTCTCGTATAAATTAATAGCAATTGGATAATATTTTCTTTCTTGTTTATCCCACTTTAACAAATTATATTTGCCGTTTGTAATATCAGATACAATAGAACATGCAACACCTATTAATGCAGGATCACCTGTTAATAATAAATGATCGTCTTTTGTAAAATCTTTTAATCCTTGTTTTAATTTATGCACCAAAGGTCCAGGAGAAAAAATCATTTGTGAAAACTCTGGCAATAAAAATTTAAACTTACCATATTTTTGTGCACCTATAATATTTATTTTAGGATTGCCTGCCTGTGTTCCTGAAATGTGTTGTATTACATAAACTATTCTTTCTGACATTATACTTGACATATAATCCAGGACGTTTATATTGTCAATAGGTAGAGATGATAATTTTTAGTCAATCTTGTCGGACACTATCAGCGGGTAAGGAGCGAATGACGATCTTCCTAGGCGTATCTCTCTGAGGCTTTGGGTTGAATGTTGAATAACATTAACTGCCACCTCTAATACGCCCTTGACCCATTTTATAGAAAGAAGATATGGATTATAAATTTAAAACAGAACCTTATAAGCATCAAATGACTGCTTTAGAAAAGTCATGGAATAAAGAAACTTTTGCCTATTTTATGGAAATGGGTACAGGTAAAACAAAAGTATTAATAGATAATTTAGCCATGCTTTATGATAAAGGTAAAGTAGATGGTGCTTTGATTGTTGCTCCTAAAGGAGTTATTAAAACTTGGTATGAACAAGAATTACCTACACATTTACCTAATCACATAGAAAATGTAACCGTACTATGGCAATCAAACATAACTAAAAAACAACAAGAAAATTTAAATACGTTGCTTATGCCTGGTTTAGGACTTCACATTTTAATTATGAATGTAGAAGCTTTATCTACAGACAAAGGTGTTAAGTTTGCAGGAAGATTTTTAAACTCACATAAAAGTATGATGGCAATTGATGAGTCAACTACAATAAAAACACCTGCAGCTAAACGAACTAGAAACATAATTGATTTAGGTCAAATCGCTAAATATAGACGTATTATGACAGGATCTCCTGTAACTAAAAATCCTTTGGATTTATACACACAATGTTATTTTTTAGATCCTTTTCACTTAAATCATTCCTCTTATTATTCTTTTAGAAATAGATACGCTATAATGAAGTCTATGCACGTTAGAGGTAGAACGATACAGGTGGTGCACAAGTTTCAAAATTTAAGTGAGCTATCAGAAAAAGTAAAAGAGTTTTCTTACAGAGTATTGAAAGAAGATTGTTTAGATTTACCACCGAAAATATTTATGAAAAGACACGTGGCCTTAACACCAGATCAAAAGAAAGTTTATGAACAAATGAAAAAACAGGCTATTGCTGTTTTAAATGGTAAAGTTACTACTACCATGACAGTGTTAACTCAACTTATGAGACTACATCAAATAACTTGTGGTCATTTTACAGCTGATGATGGTACATCACAGGCTGTAGATAGTAATAGACTCAACGAACTTATGAATGTTTTAGATGAGACAGAAGGTAAAGCCATTATCTGGGCTAACTATCAATTAAGTGTAGGTGAGATTATACAAAGAATAATTAAAGAATATGGAGAAGATTCTTACGTTCATTATTATGGTTTAACTTCTCAAGAAGAAAGACAAGATAATATTCGTAAGTTTCAAAACGATCCTAAATGTAGATTTTTGGTTGGCACACCTCAAACTGGTGGTTATGGTATTACTTTAACTCAAGCACACACTGTTATCTATTATTCTAACGGCTACGATTTAGAAAAAAGATTACAATCAGAGGATAGGGCGCATCGTATAGGCCAAACAAAAAATGTAACTTACATCGATTTAATTACTGAAGATACAGTTGATGAAAAAATAGTTGAGGCTTTACGAAATAAAATAAATATAGCCTCTGAAGTTATGGGTGAAGAATTAAAAGATTGGATCTAAAATAGATCTCTGGCACTTCCTAATATAGGTTTATATTTTGTTTTACCTTCTGATTTATAAGCATGTAAGAATGATGCTCTTGGTTTATCGGCTACCCAGCTGCAGTGAATCCATCCGCTGTTAGGTTCACCTGGAGTGTAGAACTCGAGAATGAGCTGATCTGGCGTGAGGTTATTTTTTATCCAATCAAATAATTCAGCGTTGTCTACACCAACACATTCGAAGTCTGCGGCCTCGGCCTTGGCGTGCTGTGAATTTACAGAGCTACCAATAGCTACACATAACTCTGTGCTACGGAAACCGCTCGTCACCTTAACCCTGCCAAAATGGTCCCGGACCGGCTGGAGAATATTCTCACACAATGCTTTTAATTTTTCTACCTGATCAGCATTAGGATTATTATCTATGCCCTTCCTGATAGCAGTGTCGCTTTTGGTAAGCTCTAACAAGCTGAAGTTACGTGTAAGATTCATTATTTCATGTAATTCATAATCAAGGCTAGAATAAGTGATCCCATTCCTCCTACGATCATATACTCTATTCTTCTAATACGTTCTTTCATTTCTCTTATTTGTTCGAACGTCTGCTTTTGCATTATTCTGCAAAGCTTCTCATGATCCTCTATTTTTTGTAATGCCGATTTTTTTGCCATTATGTTCTACTCGCTATTACTTGTTCTGTTGGTGATAATAAAGCAGTCTCTGTCTGTGTCAAGTTTGTATTTGGATCTTTTTGTTGTGTCTGAGCCATGATCCGTGGTGAAGGTAAATTAGGTAAAGGTGGTGTTTGCATGCTAGATGCATCAGATACATACATTTTTTCATCTATGATATATTCTTTATTTAATCTTTGTTTTTTTAATCTTTTTATAATTCTTTTAATTTGTTTTTCTGATCTTTTATTCAAAGGATTTTTGATACCTTTTTCTTTAGCTAACTCTTCATAAACCTCTACCATTCTATCTGATATCTCAAAAGGTTTAAATCTATTTGTTCTTATTTTTTTATATAAATCTTTCATACCTCTATCATCAAATTCTTTTTTAATCTCTTTATCACGCATACCTAAAAGTTTTAATGCATCATAAAATCTTCTCATACTATTAAAAGTCTCAAGTCTTCGTTCGTTAGCAAATATAAATTGTTTAACAATTAATTGTTCATCTTTGACAGGATCGCCTGTTAAAGAACCTTTATAAATTAAACCTCTTTCATTTCTTTCATCAGTTCTAAACTCTGCTAATTTAAAATTTAAACTTTTATTTAAATCTAATGGGACTTTTCTAAAACCAAGTAGACCCATAAGTTCATCTGGTATTTCATATTGAGTTCCTTTTATTGTTTCATCTGTTAGAGCAGCCACCATTCTTTTTACCTGTGGTAGAGATCCAGGAGACAATTGATATGCTGCGTGTTTAAACGCTGCAGATAATCTATTACCAAAAGAGTCTCTTTCATTAAATATTCTTGTACCTTTTCTAGTGACACCATTTCTTGCAAAGAGATCTAATACAACACCTAAATATATTGATTC